TGATGACCTTCCAATCTGTCTAGTTTTGTAGCATCATTATGCATCATGCCAATACTATATGCACTTTCTTTCCAACTACCTTTTTCTTTTTCTTCATAAATTCTAACGGACATTGCAGGGTTTTCTGGTGGCATTGAAGCAAGAGCGTACTCTGATCCAACACTGCCAAGGGTTCCACCCTCTGTCATTACGTGCTCAACTTTTCCATGAACAAGCCCCACCTTTGTCTCACCCATTACAAAATCGCCTTCTACAATATGACTCATGTTTTAATTATATCAGAGTTATTTTTTACGAGTTAGACGTTTAAGTTCTTCTATAGCCCAGACATCTTGCTTACGTAGTTTTGACATTTCTACAGGATCAAAAGACTTATCTGTGATTGTCACTATTGGCTCTTTTGCCAAAAAGTCTATGTCTACATAGCCTCTTTCCCATAAAGAAAGTATTTCAGCATTAGTTTTATTAAGATGATCGTGGTAAAGTTCTGGCATTACCTGCTCAATTTTTGGAGTAAATGAATATAATAATTCTCCATTTTCAGCATCAACTCCAGCAACCTCCATGGCCCCTTCAAGAATTAACTTTTCAATCATCTCATTTTCATCTAAATTCATGTTTCTCCCATCTGGATTAAATATTCTCTTGAACAGTTTTTTCATAGTTAATAAAGTCCTCTAACTCTCCCCTTGTTTTTGCCCCAGTTATGCGATTAAGTTCTTTACCATCTTCTAATAAAATAAATGTAGGAATTGATTTAACCTGAAATTGTTTAACTAAAAGTTGTTCGTAGTCAGCATCTATTTTTTGAAACTCAAAACCTTCTCTTTTCATTTCTTCAACAATCGGCCTAGTTGTTTTGCAGGGACCGCACCAATCTGCTGTAAAATAAAAAACGTTTTTCATTTACCAGACTTTGATCTAGCCTTTTTTAATACTTCAAAATCTTTAATTTTAGTTTCTCCAAGGTATCCCCAAGCATATCCATCATTAATCATTTTATTGTTAACCGATTCAGACTCTCCATTAATGTATACCCAACCAAGAATACGGCCATACTTTTCAGATGAATTCATTTTCTCTGTACGAATAACTACAGACTTTGCATCCTTGAGTTGTTTTTTTAAATATTCTTTAGCCTCAATACCAAGAGCCTTTTCTGTTTTATCTGTTGTTCGTGACTCTGGGGTATCAATTCCAGCCAAACGAACGCGGGATGCAAATAAAATATCAAACCCTAAATCAATAATTACATCAATGGTATCTCCGTCAACCACATTTTTTACTTCTTTTACAAAATACTCATACATTATATTCCCCCAATTGGTTTTGTTTTTACAATTTTTTCACGTTCATCAATAAACTCTATACCAAACTGAAGCATTTTCTGATAAGATAGTGGATTATTCATTATTTTTTCATAGTGATGATTACAAAATGTAAGTTCTCCGTTAAGACCTTTTATTTTTGTTAATGCCTGTGCAGTACATTGATCACAGCGATCATTGGCATTTAAAATATACTTTTTTGAAACTACACTTGGATGTTCTTGAACAATGTTGGTCATAGTATTATTATACATCTACTTTCTGTTGTCAGTTGAATAGAATCCACTACCGTTAAAAATTGCAGAAGGTGCACTCCAAAGTCTCTGCATAGATTCATTACAACATACTGGATATTTGTCATCATCAATTGATTTTTCAAATTCAACTTGTGAAGAACAAATAGAACACTTGTAGTCGTATCTAGGCATAAACTCTCCTTAAGTTCTACTACCAGTATATCAAATAATAGGCAGTTTTGCAACATGCCTAGGTTGTTATTGTTATTTGATTTTAATTATTTTAGGTTTTTTGTCTTCAGGAATAACACGAACAATGTTAATTGTTAGCATGCCGTCCTTTAGTTCTGCACTAGATACTTCCATATATTCACCAAGAGCAAATGATCGGACAAATTTACGACCAGCAATCCCCTTGTGAACAACTTCAGCATCTGTGATCTCTACAATTTCACCCTTAATTACAAGTGTTCCATTGTCTATTGAAACGTTAATATCCTCTTTTGTAAATCCTGCAATGGCAATAGATAAACGATATGTATCTTCATCTAGTTTTAGAAGATCATATGGAGGATATGATTGTGAATTTATTTTATGTGCTGTGTTTAAACGGCCTAACTCTCTGTTAAAGCCAATAAAAAAAGGATCATTGAATAGATCCATTGCGAACTGTGTTACCATTTTATTCCCCTTTCAAGCGAATAAGTTAATATACCCCCCTTATGGGCAGGCATATAACTATTATATCAGAATTTGTAGCCCTACAGAGAATTGAACTCTGCTCACCAAGATGAAAGCCTGGTATCCTGACCACTAGAAGATAGGGCCATAGAGCGAAAGACGAGATTTGAACTCGCAACATCTACCTTGGCAAGGTAGTACTCTACCGTTGAGTTACTTTCGCAACACTTTTAATTAATTAAGTGTCCATCTTCCTAACATAGAAAGAATAAGACTCATCTGTTCTCTAATTTTTGTTCTAGCCTCTGCAACTGCCTGCGCTAAAACTTGCTCACTTGTTTTTCTTTCACTAAATGAAATAACCTCTTCACCCAGTGTCGTTGAGGCATTACTTAGTCTTTGTGAACAAACTACTCCTGACTCTTCACACACAAACTCTTTAGTAGTTGCTAATATTTGTGCACTTGTATTTTGAGAAGGTGCTACCTCATTATATTGAAATTGACCATTTGAATTTGTAAAATTTTGTACCCCAAATTCATAAACTCTTGCAGAACGAGACACAGTAACATCAGTTTCAACGGCTAAAGATTCTGAAACAGAATCAGTTACGGTTTGAGTTTGAGTTATACCAGATTCCCGAACTTGAAAAACATTTGTTTCTTGAACATATGTAACTTCTTTATCATTGTCTGAGCGTAGACCAGAAACATTTCCGTTTTGATCTGAGGTAGATTGCTGAATAATTAAACAGCCTACTGGACAGCCCATGTACTCAGATCCCATAGTTCTGTCGTTGCCACCAAAATATGCAACACTTCCCACAATCACGCCATGGACTACTCCAGTTTCAGGATTGACTACCGCAAAACCACCAACTGCAGCCTGTGCAGGTGTTGGAGGTGTAGTGCCAGAGGTGCCATCACCATAATGATAAATTGTTTCACTTGCAATAGCAGTTGAATTGGACGCTATTGGAAGCATTAAAGCAATTGCAAAAACACTTAATATTTTTTTCATTTTACCCCTTAGTTGTTTGTTATTTTTATTACTACTTGACAAGGATCTCCGCCCTCTTCCCACTCTTGTGCTTCTTCTTCACTCATATAAGGATCTCCCTCATGAGTGTTACAAAACGGTTCTGTTATCCATCCCCGCTCAATTCCATTACCTAACCAAATCTCAAATTCATCAAGGCTTGATGCTTCATCTTGAAGATCTTTTAATATATCATCAAAATTTGTCATATATAAATTATACCCTTAAATACTTACCACGTCAACTGGACCCATGCAAGTTGGACTAAATTTAATAGCAGCATTTACTGCTCCTACCACTCTTTTACGAGGATCTTTAGATTTTTCTGTAGCATGTAAGGCTCCATATGCGTATTCAGAGCCAGATCCCATGGCTAAATAATCTAAATTATATTTAGATAAAGACATATCTACGGCATTGTGTTCATATATTTGTCCTTTAATACAAATAATAAGACCTAAATCGCCTTCTTTAGATGTATCTACCCACCAGTCATTGTAAAAATTTCTAAGTTGTTTAATAAATTTAGTCTGCATAAATTTATCTAAATCTTTTATATCTGGGACATATGGATTAAAGTTATATCTGATTCGTTCTCCATCTAAAGCCCCTGCATATCCAATTAAATATGGACCAAGTTTCCAGACTTTAGGAGCAGTCAAAGACAGGATTGTTCCTTCATCTGAAGCGCCACGATCTCCAGCCATATATATTTTACCTTCATGGCGAACTACAGCCAAAACTGTCATGTGGATTCCCCTTAGAGTATGCCCTTTAAGTATAGCAAATGATTATTGCTTAGTCAAATACCCCTACTTGATAGTTTGACCACATGCAGAGCATGTTTTTGATTTATTTTGAGATTTTTTAACGGTACCCGCAGGGGCAGAGCCAAACTTAGGTCTACCAAA